TCTTGTTCCTGATGCTGATGGTCAGGATGATAAATCCGAAACAAAAATAAATAAGAAAGAAAAAGAAAATCCAAAGGCTCAATTGCAACACGCATTGAGTCTTTTATTTTAAGGAGATTTAAATGGAAACAATTAATGAACTTCAAGTTGCTTGGGAAAACTCTGGTCAAGCTGTGAGTGATGCCCAAAACAAACAAATGAAAATGGCGATCCAAAACGCTGCTGAACCGGGAAAGTTTTCCGATGAGGAATTATCTGCAGTTAAAAAAGATGTTGAAGACAAAGTTAAAGCTCGCGATTTTGCCAAAGATGCTTTGGATGGTGCAAGGGCAAATGCAAAAGTCATTAAACCAGATAAGATTAATGGCGCTCCAGCAATCCAAACACAAGACAAAAAGAAAATGACTAAAGATGAATTTGTTTCTAACTTTAAGGACATTCTTCGCCATCCGAACCGTTACGAGAACATGTTGACCTCTTCAACTAGTGACGATTCATCGGCTGGTTTAACTATTCCACAAGACATTGAAACTGATATTCATACACTGATGCGTCAATACGCTTCTTTGGAGCCATTGGTTAATGTTGAAAATGTAAGCACGCAAACCGGTACTCGTGTAATTGAATCGTTTATTGATATTACTCCTGCCGATAAACAGACTGATCAAAATACCGATGCCGTTGAAGGCACTTATCCAGCGGCACATCAAATCTCTTATAATGTTGCCGATTATATTGATCTGTTCTATGCAGCCAACTCATTGCTTAATGATTCTTCTGAAAACGTACTTGCTTGGCTTGAACAACATATTGCTCGCAAGAGTGTTGTTACTCGTAACAATGCAATCATTTCGCAACTATCTGATGTACCGAACAAGCCAACAATTGCTTCTTATGACGATATTATTGATACGATTATGAGCCTTGATACGGCTTTGTTAACTGGTTCTAGTGTATTGATGAATAAGTCTGGTTTTACTAAGTTGCGTAAGGTCAAGGATGCAAATGGCGATTATCTTTTGCAAAGGGATGTTTCTCAACAGGGAAGCTGGATTCTTGATGGCGCTTATCCGATTACCTATGTTGAAGATCGTTGGCTTCCATCTGCTGGGACGGCTGCCGCACCGGTATTTCCATTCTATTTTGGAAATTATAAACAGTTGATTACTATTTTTGATCGTCAGGCTTTGAGCATTGATTCATCCACTCAAACCGAACAAGCCTTTAAGCGTAATCAAACGGCTCTTCGTTCAATTGAAAGATTTGATACTAAAACGGTTGATGATGATGCTGTTGCGGCCGCTTCGTTTACTGCAATTGCTGATCAGCCAGCTAAGATTGTTGTTTCATCTGCAAGTTGATTAATTTATAGCGACTAAGGCTTAAAAAACTTACAAACAGGGTGGGAAGCCCGTTAGAAAGGATTATGTATGACAGTTGAATTAGATGATTTTAAAATCAGTCAGCGTGTTGATAATGACCAAGATGACAACCTGATTAAAGGATATTTAGCTGCGGCTACCGCTTACGTGACAAATGGTGTAGGTGCAGATGACGATCAAGCCACTTTTTATAGTCGTGACGATGTCAGAGACTTATTCGATACGGCTGTTCAAGCCATTGCCGGAGCTTATTATCAACAGCGAGCTGCTCTGTCTAATATTTCTGTCGTACCTGTCAGCTTGGTATCTGATTCGATCATCGACCAATTAAGGGCGATGTGGGAGCAATGGCAGCAGTCATTAGAGGAGCAGGCTGATGGCAATTAATCCTTATTCATTAAACAAACGTGGTCAGTTTGGACTAGTTGAACAAATTGCTAATCCCAATACCGGTGGTTTTACAAATCAATTTGTTGTTTCATTTTCTCGCTGGTATGGTGTGCGTACTCGCACGATGAATCAGACTTATCAAATATATGGTACGGAATTGCAGGACACAATTGATATTGTCGTTCGGCATGATCCGACCATTCAAAAGCAGTTTTTGTTACTTGATACAGACGGAAAACAGTACAGCATTGAATCTATATCGCCTGATGATTCAGGTTCATTAAATGCTTTTGATATTTTGACACTGAAATCCATCACACAGAAAGGGACAACAAAAAATGGTTAGTATTGCTGGTCTAGGTGGCTGGGCAGACAATCTTGAAAAAGCTTATTCACTCTCTACAGCCGAACAGGCACGCATCACAAAAGCCGGTGCTGATGTCTTACGGAAAAATATTGCTGACTATCTAAAAAGCCATCATTATCGCAATCGTAAGACTGGGGAAGAGCCGCATTTAGCTGATTCTGTGATTGATAATGCAACCAACATTCTTGGAAAAGTAGACGGCTCTTCGGTTGTTGGTTTTCCGCCTAAAAAGGGTTATATCGCTCGTTTTCTAAATGACGGGACTAAATATATTCATGGTGATGATTATCTTGATAAAGTCCGAAATGCGTCTCTAGACGAGATATACAAAGCCGAGAATGCCGAGTATCAAAAAATATTAAAAGAGAAGGGAGCTGATAATGTATGAGCTCCGTATCTGACGCAGTGGCTATTATCAATGCCGCTAATCTCACTTGGATAGACAATATCTATCCTTTTTTTATACCTAAAGAACATTTAAATGACACTGATTCAACTGATTGTCTGGTTGTTGAAAATATCGGCAATAGTCCTACCACGTATGGCAATGACGATTTCCAAGAAGTTGAGCAGGGCGTCAAAATACAGCTTTTTTATTCAACCAATTTTATCCAAGATACCGATAACTGCGAAATTGCTTTGATGAAAGCTTTCAAACATTCTGGTTGGTCATTAGCCAATCCAGACACACGTATAACCGATCCTGATACAGGTCAAGTTACAAAAACAATTTATGTATCACATAACAAATTATTAGGAGGTAGCTAATGGCTACAGTAGGTTTAAAACTCGTTCAAATGGCTCTTTTGGGAGCAGATGGAAAAATATTGGCTGATGCAACAAAAGGGTTGTCAGCCAACGGTGTTTATGCTGTTGACTCTGGCGTATTCAGTGCTAAGACAGCTAACATTACTGGTCTTGAAGCGGCTTCAACCAAGGTGTACGGCAACAACCGCGTTGTTGATTTACAGCACACAAAAGGCGATTCTTCAGTTGCTTTGGATTTTAATGCTTTGCCGCATGATATTTTGATGAAGATTTTGGGTCAAGTATCTGATGGTAAAGGTGGCTATACACAAGGCGACAAGCCAAAAGTCGCCATGTTGATTACAACAGATGCCCTTGCAGAAGATGGACAGGTTTATTTTGGTTTTCGTCAAGGCGAGATTATCAATCCTGACTTTAATAACGGGACTGATACGACAACGGATACACGGAATGATGACAACTTGACTTATTCACCATTGGACAATCCCGACTGGAATAATAATCCTGGTAAGCTTTGGTATTCAAACGAAACAGGCTTTACACAAGACATTATGTTAGCCGATGTATTTCAAGGTTATGTATTTCCCAGTAGCGGTCAGTAAGTTTGGTCTGACATTTGGTGCTAATCAAATCCAAACTCAATCTTATACTGTTTATGAACCTACGATAAATCAGTATAACAACGCTTCATACATTGATCCCAATGGTATTTATAAAATTCAGCCAGATATTGGTGACCCAATTTATATGTTGGGAACAACGGCAATCGATCAAGTTACCGATGAAAGTGGAAATATTATTTATAATCGAAATTTGTTCTTAAAAACCGCTGGATTAACAGCCCTTACAGCAAACGATTGGGTAACAATCGTTGATTCATCTACAATATATAATCCTTACATTAAAGAGCTTGGGAATATTAGCGGCCTAGTGATAAGTTGTATTGCAGATATTCCTGCTCAGGCAATAATTGGTCAACAAATTAATTTGCAAATGAAAGGACAAACTGCAGGAGCCGGTAATCAGGGATCCAATAGTTGGAACACCGTTATTGGTAGTCCAATTTATACGATTACGGCATCTGATTTGGCCATGCCAATTGAAATTAGTGGAGCTGTTTCCGTTGATACTGATAGTGGACATGCTGCTTACCAAGATTGGAATGATGCTTTGAGTCAGACGGCAGCTATTTATATCAGAAGTGATTCCAGCACAACGGGGATTCCTATATCTGAATTTAAATTGTCTGTTGGCTCTAATTCTGGCAATTGGTGTGTTGCCCCTGAAGATATTATTACAGTTCAATCCACTACTAGTGAGGGGGTACTTGCTTAATGGCACAAATAACCTTATGGTTCTCACCTAAAGAGGTCTTCTTACAACAGCGAGCAGCTGGCATGCTACAAACTGGCTTAAATGCTTATCTAGTTAATACGGCTTATTTTACAATTGACAAAGCTGTTAATAGTCTGGTTCTTAGTGATGAGAGCTTGAATTATTATCGTAATCTTTTGATTAAAAGCAAAGTAGAAGATGGCTCGTTAGCTTTTAAAGGCATGTCATCAACGACTTATAAACTTATGCATTGGTATTCGGTTACCGATCAATCAGCTATTACAGATGATAATCCGACAGGTCTTGTATCTAAGTATGATGTTTCTGATATAGCTACCGATGAGAATGGAGATGCTACTGTTTCTGTTGACCTAACTAGCGGCCAATGGAAAATAGCTGTTCAAGAAACGTCATATAGCTGTTCACCAGAAGATGTCTTAGGTGATGATTTTTACGGATAAGATTGTTTTATTCAAAAAATAAATAAAGCGAAGAAGGCTTAAAACTTCCTGATGGGTTGAGATGCCCGTTTTTTAATATGGAATATCCGAAAGGGTGTTCTTAAAGGCTATTCAACCATTCTCCGTTGGGTAGCCGTTAAGAGCATCTTTTTTTAATGCTCATAAGGAGAATAAAAAATGAAAATTAAATTAACAATCCCACAGTTAAAAAAGGAATTTACTTTTAAGGATTCAACAAAAAACATTAAGGCACTTTCGAAAATGATGCGTATGACTTTTCAAGCACAAATTGATGGTGCCAAGCCACAAGCGCCTGAACCAAAAACAGACGACATGACACCTGAACAAATTAATGAACTTGAAATTAAGCGTATTCAAGAAAAGATTGAGATTTCAGAACGCGAAGATAAGCAACTAGACCAATTGATTTCTGGTCTATCTGAATTATTTGGCTTAGATGAAAAAGAGAAAGACCAACTTGAAGAACTTTCACCAGTTGAGCTAGGCGAATTGTTAGGGCAAGCCCAGTTTAGAATTAACAACCCTCAAGTTACCCAAGAAGATTATGACGAAATTATAAGTTCTGGTAAAACAAAAAAATCAGTGCCCGAGAAG